CTTCACATCGATGCTCACACCCTCAAACCAAAGGTCAACGCCACCATCACTCACTACGTTGACGGTAGGCGTCTCTACCCCAAGTAATCGAGCAACAGCGAACTCTGCCTTAAAGCCATAGATGTTTGCCTCTACCCTGCTTTGCCTGTCGTTCTCTAGCCTTGGCTTGAAGCCCTGCATCTCGCATAGCTTTACCGTATCGGCTCCCATAATTTCAGAGCTGTGAACGTCCTGCTTACTTAGCTTTATGAGCATTTTTCCAAATTCCTTTCACGCCATTGATGATGAACTGTTTGGTGTGTATTGGATCTGCAATCTCAGGTATTGAATTGATTGCCTTTCGTCTTTGTTCTTTTGTCTGGAGGTCAGCTATCTGTGACGGTAGATAATAGATTAGAGTGGCTCTGGCGAGTGCGTGGAACTCTTTTGGCATACTTCCCTCTATGTGCTTTAGGCACTGGGGGTAATATATTTTTTCCGCCGCATTTTTTACGAGGACTCTAAGCTTGTCTGGTTTCATCACATCTCCAGAAGCTCACGCATCAACATAATCCCAGTCTCATAATCGACTGTCGCAGTGTCTGATTCGTAGCCCTTTCCCATTAAATCTGATAGCCGAAACACAAACTTAATTGGCTGTCGGTCATACTTATAAATTAGCACTGGAATATACTCATCACCGGCAGAGGTTAGCGTTTGATCCCACCAGTCTTCTTTGTGCCAGTTGCCAGACTTATAACGCTTGGCTTCGATCATCAAATTATTAAATTCAATGTCCGCTTTTCCGGCAGTCTGATACTGTTCAAGATTGCGCTTCAAATGACTAGCGCACTCACCAAACTCATCTTGAAATTTCTTAATAAGATCGCGCTCAAAAGCGTGACCCTTCGAGCGTCCATTAATCGGCACGAGGATCATCCCCCATGCTATATCGGGTGTACCAGATCGACTTCATCTTGTCTTGCTCTGGTGAATTTCCCGCCTTGTTGCCTTGGCGCCATTGGTACTTAAACGCGGTGATTTCAGCCCACTCTCTGACGCGAGCCTCACCGTACAATTGCACCATGACATCGATGCATTCAACGCCACCGTCTTTAATGTAATGCTTGGGTTGAAATACGTTTTCTTCTCGCAAAATTGCAGGGTGTTCTTTTGCAACACGATCCCACTCCTCTGGCGTTGCGCTACTCAGTCCAGTTGATCTTGTCCGCGATGTATTCTCTAAGATCGTACTCGGTTCCATACCGCGCAATGAACCGGCTTTTCGATGGGTGTCTTGATGTAAATTTTTCATTGTCTTCTCCTGCGCGATGATGCGCGTAACACAGTGGAATTGTCAGTAAGTGAGCGTCCGGTTTTGTCTTGCCTTCAATGTGATGAATCTCGGCAGGACTGGTAACGCCATACAATTTCTTGCATATGACGCAACCGAATTCAGCAATTGCCGACATCCACTTTTTTTCTTGGACACTTGGCGTTCTACTCTTCATTCGATGCGTACAAGTGATCAACCGATACGTCGAAATGACTGGCAAGTTTCTTCATCACTTGAAAGCTTGGAAACAAAGTTTTGCCAACTAGAAACCGATGAATAGTGGGTTGAGGCACTCCAGTTTTTCTAGCCAGAGTGGACTGTGAAATTTTGTGATCTTGCATTAGTTGCTTTAAGACGTTCTCTTTCATTTTACTTATCCTTGGTGGTTGTAAATTCTATTTTTTTCAAACCGTAGGTTAGCCATTGTTGACTGCCAGACTTTGAACTCGACCTCTGCCGCCGCGAGATTTGATTTTGCGGCAACCAATTTTCCTTTTGCCGTACCAACATCTAATCTGCACTGGTATACATCGCAATCTTCATCGGCGGTGCGAGATTGTTTCGCGTGAGTTTTGTGACCTCGCGACTCTGCCCTTACCATTGTCAATGCAACCATCTTTTTTAATTCAGCCTCAGCCCCAGCCAGTTCATACTCCGCTCTTGCGATTGACTTGCCAGCCTGTCTAATGTTTTCTGCAAATTGCTCTTGATCGTCCATTACGCTTCCTTCGAGTAATTAATATAAAATTTTGGCTTACTGCCCTTTCTCTCCTTGTACTGCATGCAAGCCGTATCAAATTCAAAACCCACCTTGCCCTCATACATGCCGTTTCGATTCTTTAGCACTTCAAAATAAGAGTCCCATTGCTTGACATACTTTTCCGGTGGCTCTTCACCGAGCATCTCTGCTTGCTCAAGCATTTCAATCTTGCGCTTGTTCTTAAAAATGGAAATGAATGTATCGGCAAGATCAGTAATCGAGCCTGACCCCTTAACGTCATATTTGTTTGGCGCGGAGTACTCAGACTCACCCTTGCGAACGTGCGTAACTAAGAAAATTGTTACCGGAAAACTAAGCTTAAAATTCACCAACATTTCGACAAACTTTTGCTGATTCTCATAGTCATCCTGCCTCACCATATTGGTTAGCGAATCAATGACAAAAACATTGATGCCATAACGGCGGTAGGCGTACTCAAAACACTCCATTAAATCCTTTGGTTTGGGCGTCAGCTTATCCACGAACAGCCATAAATTAGGGGCTAACCACTCCAGTATTTTCTGCCGATAAGGCTTAGGCGGTGTGCCTGATCCGGCGGCTTGCCGCATCATCCTGCCAAGGGTGGATTTGGGGGGCATCTCCATTGAGGCAATCAGCACTTTTTGATCTTGCTGAATCGCGTTGAGACACATTTGTCCAAGGAATAAAGACTTGCCATGACCGTTGATGCCGCAAAAGCCAATCATTTCATGGGGTCTGAATCGAATATCCTCTTCATCAAGCTTGCCCCAACCGGAACGAAAGCCACTGTCCTCACCTGTAACGCTGAAAAAATCATCAATGTCAGATTCAAATGCCGTAACACTTTTTAGCGTTTCGGGGTCTTTCCAAACCGCTTCTTCATAAGCACCACTTAGGACAAATCGAGCGTATTCATAGGGGTTCTGACCTTGGGGTGCTTTCATCAAAAGATCATTGATATCTTTGGTGGGAAGGTTGATTCGATGACATCGATCACCTAGCCGATTCATAATTTCTGCGGCGGCTAATTCACCTTGCTCATCCATATCGGTTGCCACAAGGATGCGCTCGAATCTTGCTAAATTCTCGTACTCGTTCTCAATCCACTTGGTTTGTTTGGCTCCTTTTCCGCCACCCATTGGCACGGATAAAGCGGGAAATCCTAGCTCAGTACAGCAAATGGCATCCATTTCGCCTTCCACTAACCAGCCCTCTCTGGCGTCATCAGGGATAACGTGCCAACCGAAAAGAATCGGTTTAAGGTTTTTTTGAGTAGAGGGGTTGCCGTCATAATTCATCGGCTTGGTCTTGATAAAAACCAGTTCGCCCTTGGGATCATAAAAAGGGAAGACAACGTCCTTACCGCCCTTCCCATCAGTTTCATAGATTCGATGTCTAAAGCACACCTCTCCCACATCTTTAAAGCCTCGGCTATCCATGTAGCCATGGAGGACTTCACTGTTCTTTTGTTCAGGAAGCTTTGGAATGTTGTAGGTTTTATTTTTTACCGCGCTGAATTTTTTTGCCGGAGCGCCATCACGAATATTAAATCGCTTCTTCCCCCAATCCATGGCATCAACAAGACTTAACCCTAACGCATGCTGAATGAGATCCAACATATCGCCAGTATCACCGGTGGCAAAGTCAATATACCTGCCAGACTGTTCTCCATGCAGGTAGACAGACATTGACCTGCCCTTCTCGCCATCAATCGAACCAATTTTGTAACAGCCTGATTCCACGCGGCCATCGGGATAAAGTTCTTGACAGATACCGGAGGCGTTCTCGCCAAGGCGTTTTGAGAGATCTCTAATATCAATCATTTCACAGCCCCCAACAGATCATGCTTTCTGTCATGACCTTGAAATGACTTAAGCGCATCCCAGTCTGGCTTGCCAACGGACTTCCATTCTCTGCTGATTGCAAAATCCACAACACCTGACAGGTCAAAGCCGTGCCTCTTCAAAATGAGAAAGTCTTGGGTGATTACCGTAACCATCTTCTTAGCTGGCTTTCTGCCTTCACGCTCATCAAGCTTGTACTCCCACCATTTCTTCCAAGCAGACTTACTAACACCTTCCGGTGAAGTGTTAAGGAGGATAGAGCGCCAACATGTTTGTTCTTTTTGATGTTTGTTCTTTATGATATTTGTTCTTTGGGTCTGATTACCTTGATCTGGGTTTACTTGATCTGGGTTTACTTGATCTGGGTTTCGATGATCTGGTGGAAAGCGATTCCTAACATCAGTCACCAACCAATCCCACCGCACGACATGACCGCTTTCGTTTCTAACAATTTCTCTACGGATGTATCCCGCGCTCTCAAGCTCATCGGTAATGCGCGTCATTTTGACGTTGCCGACTCCAAATACAGTGCAAAGCTGATTGTTGGTTATTTGCCATTCATCAATATGGCTCAAGAGATAAACAAGAACCCCTAGAGACTCTGGACTCAATGAGTCATCTCGCTGTGTGCTTGCTGATTTTGTTTCGGAACCTCGAAGAAGGCTGTTGGGGAGGCGGGTGTAGTCTTGCTTGAGGGTGGCTCTTCGGTAAATCATATGCGATCCATGTCAGTTCACTGTGTTAAATTATGTACAAGTGTAAATCTTTAACTAACACATAGCAACGATGAATTTTTTTAAGTCGCGGCAAATCACAAAACTACCTTTGTGTTCATGCATATCTTTTTTTTCTACACTTAGATTTCTATTTTTTCACTAGCGTCTTATAATTAACTCTTCACATTAATGTTTACCTTAGTGTATAATGCCAAATCAGATATTCTGAATTTATGCCTATATAAAGGTTTGCAATTGTTTAACACACGGAGATTGTTAATGGACAAACTTGGAAAAGAAAAAAGAGCAACGATAGTCAACAACGCACTTGATAACGCTGGCGTACCCAACTGGGGACGAGCCGGAATTATTAAAAGCGCGTTGAGCGTATCACCCGCAACAGCTAGTGGATGGCTCACTGGTTCGTTGCCAAAAGATCCTCATTCATTGCTACACTTCTGCGACAAGTATGATTTAAGCCCCCATGAGTGGGTGTTTGGAGAGAAAAGCGCCGATACATCTGCTCTAACTGAAGAAAAAATTATAAGTTATGTGGGGAAAATTAAAGAGTTTGAAGTCGCTTCGGGAAAGACGCTTACACCCGATCAGTTTGCAAAGCTCTTTGTTTTACTTACTCGCTCGGAAGATCAGGCAAAGTTTTTACTGGAACACGCTGACTTTTTGTTATCTTAATTTTTAAAATGCACACCTCAAACCCGATGCTAGTGTGTCGCGGTAATGTATTCTTTAGTAAAAACGTATTAGAACAACTAATAAAAGGAGTATGAAAAAATGATGGTCAATACACATACTAATTACTATTCGCTCGTATACTTGAGCTTTATAAATACACGATGAAATAAGTTTTACATATTTGCATTGCTTTTACGTATTCAGGTGCTATAATTAGTCCATAGATAACAAAATGGATTAGCACATGGATACGTTGAGTCGCGCACAAATCTGGAAAACTCTCAGCAACATTGATGTAACTCCCCTCTGCACTGAAACCGAAATGATCGGCAAAGAGACCATTCACTATTTACCGTGGATGGCGGCTCACGAAATCATGATGGGTCAGTTTCCTGAGTACACTTGGGAATTTTCTGAAGATCCCCAAGGTCGAGAAGTGCATTACTTTGATGACGGCTCTGCGGAAGTCCGCTGTCGAATGACCATTGGCACTCACACCAATATCACGTATTTACCAGTTCATCGGCATGGGGTGGCGATCCCTGCACCCAGCGCAATGGACATCAACAAAGCCAAACAACGCGCTAGAGTGAAAGCGTTAGGTGAATTTGGTTTAGGTTATCAGATGTGGCTCGCAAAGCCCGATACTTCACCCCAATTAAGAGAAGATGCTGAAGACAAGGTTACTGAAGATGACTTGGTTGCTCAGTGTTGGCTTGCCGCCAGAGATAAAATTGCCGAGGCAACTAATGTTAGCGCCGGTAAAAAGCATTTTAGCCGGTACAAAAAAGGTTTAGAAAATCGTGGCTTGGTTGACTCCAACGAAAATCGCTGGAAGGAAGTGTGTAAAGCAAAAGGCTGGAGGGCTGAGAAGTGAGCCTTGCTGTTCAGGGGTCACCTGAGTGGCATCTTGCCAGAGCCGGAAAGATCAAAGCCTCTGTGTGTGCCGCACTGGAAGGCAAACACCCCTATATGAAGCCTCAAGATCTTGTTCGTCAGGAAGTGAGAGCATTAGCCGGTGCAGAGTCTGAGTTTGTGATGGTTCCTGCGGTGGCGCACGGTCAAATGATGGAAGATGTAGCGAGAGTTTTTCTTGAAAAGCTACAGGACTACCGTGTTGAAGAGACCGGTTTAGTGGTTCACCCGAAATACGATTTCATTGCCGCTTCCCCCGATGGTTTGGTGGGGCTAGATGGCTGTGTAGAAATTAAGTGTCCCTACCCGAAATACACCAAAGAACCCTATTCGATTTTCAGCCCGAAACGAAGCATGTACTTGATGCAAGTCTATATGCAGATGGAGGTGCTGGATGTGGACTGGTGTGATTTTATTTGTTATCTCGCGCCAAACGAAACGCACAAGCCGCAATACACGTTAGAGCGGGTTGAGCGCAAAGAAGACTTTCTGACTGAAAAGCTGTCTCGAAAGTATTTACCGCAACCTGAGAAAGGCACTATTTCGCGGCTTGATCTTTATCAAGAATGGCACAGGCACATTCAGTCTCAGCATGATCATGAAGACACTCGCCAAGAACATGTAAAAACGGTAGTTAAAGATGATTTTGAGACGATTACTACGGATGATGACCTAAACCACCTATCTCAAGTTCAAAGCCGAATTAACAACATTAAAAGCCGGATTATCGATGAGTTAGACGCTATCGATGTGCTATCCAAGACCTCTGAACAACTGAAAAAAATAATCGCGGAAAAATACGAAGGTTCAGTCAGCAATGGGTCAACGCTAATTAAGATTATCAACAAAACCCCGCCAATTGATTACCGACAAGCTTTCGAGTTTTTGGGTGGTGAAGAAGCGGTGTTAGAAAAAGACGAGCAGTTGGATTCGTTTCGGCGAACCACAGGCTCACGACAAATTTCAATTCAACATGGAGATATCCAATGAGTAACTTTGAAGTGCAAGCCGGAAATGGTCGGCTGTATAAATTAACCCCTGAAAAGAAGCAGAAAGAGTTAGACCGATTAAAAGGGTTGCGCGAAGACAGAAATCAAGCATGGGCTACCGATGACAAGGCTCATGACTACGATGGCTTTTTGCAGATCGGTCAGAACTTTATCAACTGGTTGCAGGAAGGTTTGAACCAATCAGGCAATGATTTGATGCGAATGAACTGGAAAGGAAAAGTGGTTAAGACTGATAACGGTGCTGTGCTTCAGGTGAGAGATGCTTGGATTGGCAACGGCATGATGGATTTAAAGCAATTTAATGAGTCAGGCGCGAACGTGTCGAGCAGTCAAGCGCAGTCCAAGCCACAAGCGCCGGTTGAGATGTTTGATGAAGAAGATGACCTCCCTTTTTAATAACCAACTAAAGGAAACGCAATGTCACTCAGAATTACACGAAGCGTGGATTCTATTTTGTACGGTGGTGAAGATTTGGATCCTGACAACCTTGAAGGCACGTTTGAGCATCGCCTTTGGGTTCGACGAGTCAGAGACCATCGAGGCAAGCAAGACGCGCTGGTAAATGTGACATCTAAAGAGGGGATCAGCGAGCATATTTTACTCGCTGGAGAGGAAGGGATCTGGTTGAAAAATGACACCAACGTGAACATGGTTGGCGTTCAACAGTACTGGATGAAATCAAAACCATATTGTGACGAGTGCGGACGCGGTGATGTTGTGCCTGAACGCATGGTTCCACAAGCACGATTGGCGGTGTCAGCACCGCGCAAATACCAACTAATACGCCATGATGCGAGGAAGAAAAAATGAGTGAGCCACAAACTTTAATTATTGATGGGCAGTCCTATGATGCTGAATCTGTTGATCAGCAATGTCGAGAGATGTTAGTTGCTGTCCAAACTGGAAATCAGGCAGTTGCCCTAGCCTCTGCCCTGATAGAGGTTGCCAAAGTTGGCATTGATTCCACCTTCTCCAATGCGAAAAAGCTGTTACCAGAACCGCTTGATGTTGAGGGTGAGGTCGAAGCCGAGGAAGCAACACACTAGCCCCCCTAGCCAAGGCGAACTCCTCAGCGCCTAGATAGCTGGACTAGCTCACCAGTGGCGACAACGAGCTACTTACCAGATATTTTTTTTTATGATTTAGGCATAAGTGCCGATATTAGTGTTGTGTTATCCACTCCACACGCACAGGTAATAGAAGGATATGCCCGAATCATCAAACTTATAAACTACAAGGATATGTATTATGTTAGACACAATTAAAAAAATAATTGCCGAAGAAAACCTCTTTGAAATCCCTTGGTCTACGACCCTTCAAACCATCGATGGTGACCGCGTCTGTCTGGTATCAAATTTTCAGGCCAGTGATGATTACCCGATTGTTTGTTTAATTGATTACGGCACTGAAGTGGGCAGTGACACCTACACCCTTGAGGGTGAATATGATGTAGGCGTTGCCTCTGGCAATAATTTGATGCCGATTTCAAAATAACACTACCCTGCCTAGAAACGATTTTTGCGCTATACTAAAAGGGCTTCTGGGTAGAAAGTCAGACATGGAGAATGATTATGACTTTTGAAGAAGTAGTAAAGCTATACCTAAAAACGCCGACTAAGAAGTTTGGTAACAAAAAAAGTCCGGCGGCACATAGCACTTTAACGTGGATGTGTTCTAAAACGCCTGAGGGGCTTAGAGATCCTGAGACTAGAAAGGTCTATAAATACAGTAAATATTTGTTAGACAAAAACCCTAGACGAAAGATTATCTGGGATGACACTTCAGGAATGTTTAAGGGTCGAGATATGAAATCGATAAACTCGGCAGATGTGACTAAGATGGAAATTCTTCTTCGTTGTGACAAAGGACTTAGCGAGGCGGGGATAAATAACTATCTAAGGTATCTTCGCGCATTATGTTATTTTGCGAAGAAACGGCTAGCAATTAAGTTTGAAGACTTTCCCGATTTTGAGTTGGGAACGGAAGAGGAAAGAGTAGAATGGCTTGAGCCTGAAGAGGCGCTTAAGCTGATTCGGTGGCTAGATCCTTTACGAGCCGATATGGTTCGATTTGCTCTTGCTACTGGGCTTCGGAATGCCAACGTCACCCTCATGAAGTGGGAGTATTGGAATCCGAAGACGAGGGATATCATTATTCCGAAAAAGGAAATGAAAAATGGTAGCTCTCATCACTTAATAGTCACTAAAAGTGCAAAAGAAGTTCTACAAAATAGGTTAAAGGTGAGGGAGAGGCTACTAAAAGATCACCCAAGCTTGGCGGGTAAGCTGGACTATGTATTTGTCCAGACTAGCGCTAAGTCCCTTGGTAAGCCTTTTTATAGAACTTCTGTTTGTAACAAGACTTGGAAAAGGGCTGTTAGTTTAGCAGGTCTTCCTTCTTGGGTTCGTTTTCACAGCTTGCGACATACCTTTGCATCATGGCATATTATGGCGGGAACGACAGGGAAAGAGTTGATGGAGGTTGGGGGTTGGAAAACAGAGTCAGCGGTTGGACGTTACACCCACCAAAATGAACCGCACAAAAAGAAGGTAGCATCACGGTTGGATGGGGTTTTGGCATAACACAACCCCAAATGGTAAGTTAGGGTTTGTCGCTTTCAGGTTTTTTTTGGAACGATAGCACTAACACAGGAGGGTTGAGCTATTTAGTAACCCTCATAACATGTTGATTTATAACGAAAAACTCCAAAATGGAGCGGGAAACCGGGTTCGAACCGGCGACCTGTACCTTGGCAAGGTTTTGCTATCGATTTCCTTATAAATCAATGACTTACGAGAGCTTTCTACCCAGAAGAATTTTCGTGATAGCACAACCCTAAAGGTAATTTATGAAGAAATTTAAGCAAAAAATCAAAGAAACTAACAAGCTAGCTGATGATTTAATTAAGGATGCTAAAACATCAAATTCATCGCTTTATGAATGGCTAGAAATTGACTTTAAAAAAGTGACTTTAAAGAACGGTCACTGCGTCCTTATCCTATTTGGTTGCATCCTGCTGTACATCCTATAGATGCATAACTGAGATAACCTTTTATCATTACTCAAGGCGCTAAACGAGCAGTATAATAGCGCCTCTTTCGTTAACCCCCTTACCTCTAAAGGCTCTGATATGATCGTTGTGTGTGCGTGTGTTTTATTTGGTTTAGTTGTTATTGCTAGAGACGATCTTGCAAGCTAGCTCTCTGTCGCTAGAAGCTGTTGAATTAACTTCCAACGCTCTTCAAACTCTCTGCCTTTTGCTTCGCCAAATAAAAGGTCTGACTTCTTAATAGTATTCTTCAGAGTACTGTCTGACATTGCCCATGCCTCATAATCACCCCGAACAAGAGATCTTGCATCTTTTCTAGTAACGCCGTTAGACCGCAAAACCATCATCAGTTCGGTATCAGTTAAGCCTGAGGATCTTGCCGCTGACACTAGCTTTATCATGCGCTCAAAGCCTTCTCTTCTTGCGCGAGAGGCTCTTTCAAATGCATTGATTAGATCTCCATTAGATACTTCGTTAGGGTCTCTAAACGTAGATGTGAGAAGCGAGGTGGCATCTCTCTTATCTTGGTTAAACTCGTATGCTTTGAAGTGCAAGCTAACTTTAGGGTCGAAGGTAGTAGCTCTGAATCCAACTAACGCCAGCATCTCATCGCGCATTTCGTATTTTTTACCTGACTTGCTGACTTCCCCAAAAAAAGCCTTACCTATTCTATTGGCATTTTGAAGCGCAGAAGGAGCCATATTTTTAATCATGAACCCAGTCATATCTACAGTAATATTAGACGCAGTATCTGCGGGGTTATATATTCTTCCGCCCGAATCTTTTTCATTTATCATTAGGTTGAAGACAGTACCCGCTGAAATATCCTTACCAAAGAATGGTGATAGCATTTCTTGAGCAGATTGAGCTAAAGCATCATCTACAGGCTGATCTCTTAGTAGCGCATTGATAGGTCTCTTCCAGTAAGCGTATGGGTCAAGATAGGTCAGGTCTATGTACTCTAAGTCACCTTTCTCGTCTCGACCTGTAACGACTATATTTGAGTTTCTAGACCATTCAGGACTCATAAGGCGAATAGCCTCTTCCTCCTCTTCCGAAACATCCCATGCCGCAAATGCCGCCGCTTGGATAGCGTATATACCGCCACTGACCAAAGCCATACCGGCAAGCCTACGGTGAGCAGAAGCCCTCATATCTGGGTCTGCCATGTCCTGCTTTAGGTACTTGAACATGTTGAAACTAGTTCTAATAATCTCCGCAGGGAAAGACACAAATGTTCCAGCTAAAGGGAATCGCCTTAACTGTTGCATTGCTCTACCAATTAAACTGTAGGTAGGATAGGTGTTTCGTATTCTTTCTGCGGCAATAGGTGCGGCTTCTTCGTAGCTAAGACCTTTAGCCTCCATGAGCAAATCCATCTCATTTTGGAATCCTACAATCTTCCAGAAATCATCACCAAATTGGTAGAACTTAGCGGCTTTGCTAGCCCACCGTTGCATTTCCGATTTTGCTTTACCAAGCTTTCCCTTAGCCATTTCTGAGCCGACAAGATCATTTTGTAGAGCATCAATTCCGGAATCTTCCATCGCTTTAATAAGCTCGCCAGCTACAGGAGTGTCATAAATAACGCCAAGTCTTTTTAGCTCTCTAATGTAAGCTAACTCGCCTCCTACAGAATTCATATAAGATTTATATACAGCTATTGATTTTTGCGTCTTGCTCCAATCAAAGTGACCATTAGCTATTGTAAAGAAGCCCGCTGACATAAAGTTTCTAGCAATAGTTGTAGGAGCAATAACTGTTTTGCCGTACTTAACAATGGAGTTAAGGGCAACAATATTGCGATACATGCCGTCGAGGGAGTCAAGTCCGTTAGCTTCGTCGAATCCCTGCTTTAATTCAGGAGTGACAAAAAATCCATTTAGTGGAGCCATAACACTAGACTGGTCTGCCGCTAGCTTTACATAAGCATCTGATGGCGCTGTCTCAGCAGTAAATAGGAATACTCCTTCACCTTGCTGTTTAACTTGCTCAAGGAACTTGTGGTTGAAAACCAACCGGCTTAACTTAGTAGCTGTCTTGACGAAATTAATTCTAGGTTCTTTGTATTCACCTAATAAAGCAAGTATCTCTGGAGCAATCGTGTTGTTCTTTTTCTTTAGAATAGATAGATCTTTTGCTCCAAGCTTAGAGTTAACAATGAAAGAACCAATGCCATCAAAGGCAGTGCCTTCTTTAAGAATTGTGTTTATAACCCTCTCAACATTAGTTGCACCGTTTCTCTCTAAATATGCTTTAGCATCATCCAGTACGTTATCCGGTACGCTTTTTGCCCAATTAGGGTCATCAAAAGCCCTGTAAGATCGGTTTAAATACTTACCAAGATTAGACTTAAAGGTACTTAGCAAGCTTTGCTTTGCTTCTATTTCTTTAGTTTGTGTTTCACTATCTAGAGCATCGAGTTGTGATTGGATGACTGTTGAGTAATCCGCTGAGTACTTGTCAATATACCGTCTCATCCGACCAATTACTTCTTTGACTGCCTTAGGCAGATCGAGAGACTCTAGCTGATCAACAGGCACTTGCAATGCGTCATTTAAAAGAGACTCTGGAACATCAGTTCCTTCAGGATATGCGTTCTTTATTGCCTCATCGTATGATGCAATGTGCATTCTAATATCTATTTCAACAGCACCAATCTCGCCATCTCTCTTTATCTTAGACTCAAACACCTCATCGTTTAATAATCCTTGAGGTGCTAGGTTTCGCCTAAAAGTTCTTGATGCCCAGTCAGTAGCTTTATCAATAAAAGATTTCTCTTCTCTGATTCTCGCGTTCTGAGCGGCATTAGCCTCTTCAGGGGTTAGGTTAGGGGCTGACTCTTGTCTTGGGGGTGAGGAAAGCAGGTCATCACTTTGAGCCTTAGCTGGATCGAACTGGGCGTTTACTGAGCGGATGTTCGGAGAACCTTGAGGGAATACAACAACAGTTGACCTAGGACCAGTAGCATTGATAAAGACAGGGTCATTAAGATTTTCAAAAATAACCTGATCGTAGCCCCTTTTGAACGCTCTATTAACCACTACGTCGGTTGACGTAGGGTTCGCCTGACTATCAAAAGGGTGTGGTATGTCAAAAGCATTATCGCTTTCACTAGCGTCTATTACTAAAGGGTTGCGACCTTTTTTTATATAGACAGGATAAATATGCCCTCTATGATTCCCTTCTGATTCTTCAAGTAATGACCCTCCGGCAGGGTCAGATCCTGCGTATTGGTTTGCAACCTCGCTGTTATCTGTCAAATAAATGCCAGCACTTCTGTGACCAACTTTAAAGTTTCTATACCCCATTAGGGTTTCTTTGCCAGACACTAAAGAGCCATGGTAATAAACAGTATCCGTATCAAACCCCTGAGCCTTAGCTTGCATCATTCGCTCAGGGTTTCTTCGAGGTGGTGAGCTTAGGAAAGCTACTTCTTGAGGAGGAACCCCAAGCTTCTTGGAGTTCTTTTGAATAAAGAGATTTAACTTGGTATCACGAGCTTCAGCTAGGCTTTTTGCGATTCCTTCAGCTTGCTGGAAATCACTAAGGCGCTGTTTGATAGACCCATGCGCTCGTTGAATTCTCGCGTTTCCTTGCCGCGTAAGATCTGACGCGGGACTTTTCCTTCGTAACGCGGCAATGATTTGCTTTTCGGTGAGGTCTCTGACCTTTCCATTTTGTTTCCTCTGGACTTTGCCAATTAGTTCTTGAGCTTGTTCAGTATATAAAGATTCTTTGAAAGAAGCAAAAACATCGTCGTAGTTTTGAATTTCAGAATAGCCAGCAGGTTGCCACTGAGCGTCTTTAGTGCCGATATTAGTTATGCCTGAATCATCAACAACCAATATCTGGTCAGCCGCTAAAGCAATCTCATTCATATCTGGCGTGACAGGATCAAACGTCTCTTGATCAAAAGCCAAAACATTAAACTCGTAACCATTCGGGTAACGAGTAAAGTTAACCTCAACCCCTTCCGGCAATGCGTTAGCAAATGCTTCTATCTGATCTCTTGAGAGAGCATCTAAGGTTTCTACGAACACCTGACTGGTTTCCGTGTAACCCTCTCTAAGTCCGTCAGCGATATCGATAATGTGTGACGCAGGAACTGCATCCTGATCCCACTGCTTAGACAGTGAAGTCATTAGAACATTTAATTGATCACTTGTTACAGAAGCCGGAACAGGCACTCGAATATTGGGAGATACATCACCCTCATAAGTACCACCCACAGCAAGAGGAACGCCTCCTGTTGAGGTGGAAACTCTTGTGGGCTTGGCATCAACCTTAGACAGACCGAGAGCCTTAAAGTACGCTGTGAATGGATTGGTTGCGCCCTGAGAAGACTTATTTAAAAGCGTGGCAAAAATAGAGTGGTACTCATCGGCAATTTTTTGGTCGTTCTGCTCAATTGCGGCATCAAATACTGCTCTGGCGTCCTTACCTATATCATTGCGAAGGCTGTTAATTTCAGCGGTAATAGTTCTTTTTTCTCGGAAAGTAGCCGTTGTAGGGCTTAGTGCCGCAGGAACTCTTGGGTCTAGCAGTATTTCTTTAGTAATTTTGTCGTCAGGAACCGCTATACCAGCTTCCTTTAATATCTGTATTGCGCCTTTTCTGTCTCTTCGACCAGATGAGTCTTTTCGTAAGAGCGACATACTGTAGTCATCAACATCATTTACTCCACCAGATATTTCCTCAGCAGAGGCTGATTGATAGGCGGCTAAAGCATCCGCGTCAGACACGCCTTCAGCATTCTTGTCTTGAATAAATTCATTTTTGTATCTTTGCTCAACCCAGCCAAGAGCCTGTAATTGCCATGTTTCGTATGGTTGCGCTCCATCAGGAAGATTGGCGTTTAGTTTATCTCTTAACCCTATATAGAACCGCGACATCACCTCATACAACTCAGGGTTCTTGCCAATGGATTCGCCGTCAGTATTAAATGTTGCGGCTACCTGTCTATCGTTTGTTGATAGGGTGGGCTTAGACATACCAAGAACTAAATGCATCGTGCCGCCAAAGGAACCTGTTTTTAATCCTTCAAGATCAGAAGTTTTTAGGGCATCCGTTACGTTTTTCTTAATAACAAGATCGTTATCTATTGGCTTACCTTGCAAATAATTAGCGTAACTCGCAATAGTGCGATGCATGTTTACAAAAGGGTTTGCTACAGGACTTGTTGCCGCCACGACAGATATAAATTGTTTTATCTCTTTGTTTGATAAATCAGGTAATACTTCTCGCATAGCTTCCGCTGAAACTTCATACCAGTACCTTGCATTATCAGATAGCTGAAGCGCACGATCCCAGAACTCAACCGTATTAGCATTAATGCCCAAACGCTCTACCGTCTGCTTGGCTAGATTACCAACCTGCCCCTCCGCATTAGTGTCTGTTAGGCGAATAGCCTCATCAAAAATTGAATCAAGATCCGCTTGAGGTATATCAAGACCATCTCCACGACGAGACAAATCAAGGTCTGAGTATCTTCCTCCAGAAATTGTTTTAAGAGGCTGTCCTTCTTTGTACTCGCCAGCAATTCTTTCGCTGTAGGGGATATGCTTTTGAAGCTGAACTAATGATCGAACTTTTGCTTGATTGTAGGCAGGGTCAATTTCTTGAAGCCTATTTAAACTTTCCTGCTCTTTAGCTGGCGAAAAAAGAAAGTCATCATCAAAGGATGCAAGATCATCTTCAATATCTAGCTGACTTACCTCTTCATCTAATCGCTGTTCTTCTCTGGCTTGTTGCTCTTGAAAATCGGAGTCTAGTTGTACAGGCTGTCCAGTATCGACCCTGTCTTCACGTTCGGGCGATCCTTCCACGATGGGACTGGCTTTTTCCTGACGAGCGCCATCTCCGCGAGAGAGTTGATCTCCTTCTCGGTCTTGAACTTGAACGCCTCTGGACTCGGCTCGTGACCGAACTTCTTCTTGTACTGTTCCAAGCTCTCCGACAGTGGCTTCGGCTTGATTGTCATTTTGGGCATTTTGATTAGTCTCCTTTGAAGGCTCTCTGAGCAACTTCACAAGATAATTATACGTTGTTGGGGCTGAACTTTCGAGTAGCTCAGGATTAGAGTGCAATACTGCAAACGCTTGAGCAAACGCCTCTTTCTTTAATACGTTAATCGCTGACTCAGCTTTATCAGGTCTAGCATTGACCCAGCTAAATATATGCCCAAACGGATACGACATCTCTCTACCAAGCTCAGTCTTTTGCTCATAGTTTTGACCAAGCTCAAATAAGACATCACCAAGCTCAACGTCTAAACCATTGGCTCCCATCTCGTTTATCTCGGCATAAAACTCCACGCTGTTGTCTGTAATGTTGTTATTAACGTCAAACGCATGACCAATTTCATGAGCAATGGTGTAGCGAATTTTTTCGGCGTCACTAGCATTATTAGCCAGATTGTTAACATAGCCTTTCTTTAAAGAAACATAGCCAGCGTTCATGCTGTAGGAGCCATCACTATTCTTCATGCTGGGGTGTGACGCAGGGTCATGTATCCCTATGCCTTGGAAGTCGTTTAAAACCGACTTAGGCATACCCATTTCAATAAGATCCACAACGGCATTTAAGATTTCGTTTTTAGGGGCATCATCACCGTAAAACTCTTCAGCACCAACTACAGGATTACCATCCACTACTTCTGGATTTGCAATACTTAAAGTGGTTTTTAATCGCTCTTCATCGATAGGCGTTCTTTCCGCGCCTAGCTCCTTATTAACTTCAGCTATGGCTTCCGGTAAGGAAACTTGAGCAGGTCTTCTTACTGAGCCAACATACTTAGATTCAGAAAAAAACTTTTTATCTGTCGGCTTAAACAGCATTGATGATTGAACAGACTCTTCAATCTCTAAAACAGCAGACTGGTTATCGGTCTCTGGCAGTAATTCAGCAACCTCTAGCGCCTCATCAACTGAGACTTCATCGTTAATTGGTGTGCCAGACTCCGCACCTCTTTGTACAATCACTTCTTGGATTGAGACAGGTAAATCGTCTAATGGTATTAACGTACCTGTGTAGCCCTGAGGTTTGTTTATTTGCGCCTCAATGCGCTGTACTATCTCAGGTTCTCTTATTGTTTTGTTTTTACCTTTCTCATCCCTTACAGCAAGACTAATAGGGTTTCCTTTATCGTCTCTTCGTATTGTGGTGAGGGTAAGTTCTTTTCCCCGCAAAATAAATTTTTTGCTTTCAGGATCAATTGTTACATCGTTTTCAAAAACAACATTTTCGTCTGTCGGGATAATACCCAACTGCTCTGGTGACTGTGCTTCACCGCTTTCAATGAAGATATCTTCATCCTGAGATACAACAAAAAATCCTTCATCTCTTTTTGTTAAAACACCTTTTACACCCTCATAAGTAACGTCCTGTCCAGATAGAGAGTCTAGAGAAGGGGCTTTGTCTTGAGGAAGGTCAATAACCTCTGTCTGTTCAGTTTTTTGAGGTTCGTTTTGGACTGGCTCTTCTTCAGCAAGACGTTGATCAGGAATCTTATTAGCGTCACCATCATATTCCAAAAGATTTGTAGGCGAACTTATTTCACTGCGCGGATCTTTCGCTATACCGGAAACACCACCTATTGCCGCACCGCCGATGATTCCCGCAACTGCTGAGTTAAGATATTGTGAAAGCTTATCTTCCGAAGTCATTCTCTCAAGCCAAGAATCTTCTATTTCAGGATTGTCGCTTCTGATATATTCAAGGGTAGCGTTTTGTATAACCTCTTGCAGTCCCTCAACAACGCCCTCCGCTCCGGCGCTTTTAGCTCCCTGTTTTATAATTCTTTTAGCCATGCTGGGTTGCTTGGCTATGTTTCCAGCTATCGCCTCTGAGGCGTCCTTAAATGTCTTTTGAGGCAATATTCGTTTTAATGCTCTCATTGGGGTGTACTGATCTAAAGCGCCGCTTGCTACACCTGTAATTAAGGCGGCTATTGGGGCTTCTTCACCACCTTCTTCTAATACTTTTGTAAACGATTCACCAGCGCCAGCGGCTGTACCGAAAGCAAGCGCACCACCTATCTGCCCCCTTACTGCCTTTTTGCCAAGCGCCTCCTGACCTGCCTTTGTTTTTGCAAAGTTTTTTGCGCCCTGTCTTTTGGCTAACTTCTGCGCTGAAGGCTTTATCGCCTTATCCATCGCTTTGGCGGCAATCTTTTTTAAACCACCTTTTGCTATTGCTCCACCTGCCGCACCACTGAGTCCACCGCCAAGCAAGCTAGAGCCTAAATTACCGATAATGTATGCAGTGTAATTAATGCCATCAACGAACCCATCGATCTCTTCTAGGCTACCAACTGCGGCTTCATTTCTCATTGCATCAGTCATTTGCTCGTTGTAATACTGCATGCCATCAACGAACCACTCATCATTGCCAAACAAGCTACCAGCCAAGGCTTTACCGCCACCGCCAATAAGCCCTTGAAGCTGATCAATGCCAGCACTAAAGCCCTTACCTATCTCGCTTAAAGGGTTGGTATCCTCTTCTCTATCCTTGCTGACCCTAAGAGAGGTCGGCTTGCGCGAGGCATATAGGTTTTCGGAATAAAGCATTCAATGCTCCGTAAGATTGGGAGAAAATTTGTTTAAAATACTGTTGGAACATTGGGTGCTTGCTCGCCGTAAGCACCGTAAACTTGAGAGCCAAAAATCCTATCTTGAAACTTCCGCCAGCCGTCCGCGTCATCTACAATAATTTTTGACTTATCTTTGCTTAAACCCATGTATGTCCTTGCTTCCATTACCTGAGAGTCGGTCAACGGTCTATACTCCTCTCCTTTACTTTTATATTTGCGCTGAAAAAGTGACTCAAGCCTAGTGACTGCCGGTAATGATCTTGTTTGAGCAATTTCGCCAGCAGTTTCATCTCTGTAACTTATAGGGATAGAATCTCCAGTAAGAAGCTGATGTCTAATGTATTCTTTTTTTAATTTAGGATCTTGAGCTAATTCTCCAAAAGTTTTATTTGAGCCTTGCATGACCTTTTGATCTGCCCTAAATTCCAACCTTTCATCAAAAAGCTGTTCCGCTTCATTCATTGCCCTAACATAAGATGGGCGGTCATATTGACCATTCTTGCGGTACTGTGCTTCTGCCATTCCGTTGTACAATGCTTCTTTATTTTTTGAAATTTCAGAACTGTAATGAACCATACCAGCAAATCCGCCAGTAAATTCTTCGGCATTAATTTTTACAGCCAGTCCATTTGACTCCCTTCCCTCGGTTGCTGGTGCTATATATTTTGTTATCCGACCCTCCTTGTCCTTTACTCGCACAAGAACCGATACTCCGATAGATCCATCTGAATTAGCAACAATGTCGTAGGCTTCCTTAGAGATAATCTCGTACTCTCCTGTCCTAAAATTTGGAGGAGCGTTAGTAAATGGATGTGGTTGACCTTCAACCGTAGCTGGAATAATTTCTCCAATACCTTTAGTATTTTTAGAAATTAAAATGTTTGTGCCGCCTAAAATATTTTCTTTATTAGACAGATCCTGTCCGCTTGCAAATACCTGTATGTCCTTTGATACGTTTTGAGCAACCTCAGGAGTAAACGGATTCAAAGCACCCTTAATAGATAGAACGCTATTATCTGTTGCCTGAATAGCTTGGTTGAATGCCCCAGCATTAGTGTCATTTAAACCCTCTACCGGAACTTCAAATGCTAAAAGATTGTTAGCGGCTTGACCGGCGGCTACAATCTTTTCTTCTTTTACCCTGTCTGTTTTCTTTTGGTCTAAAGCCGCGTTTTCCTTATCAAATATTGTCTGTTTATTTGCTGAGTCTATTTTGTTTTGTGCAAGCTTTGCCTTGAGTTCGGGGTTTGTTTCAGGATTTAAGAGGCTTTTCTTATAAGCTAACTCTTTTTCACGAAAGGTATTATTTAAGTCTCTTTGATCGGCGGCTGTTTTAAGATCAGTCGCTCTGTTTGTAGCCGCTAAAGCATCTCGATTAGTTCTATAGTCAAGGTCAGCCTGTCGGTCTTTTCGGCGCTCTTTTCGATCTTCATCTCTAAGTCTTAGTTCTTCTTCAGCAAGTTCTTGCCTAGCAAAATTATCTTGTACATTAGATACAAGACCAAAACCTTGAGTGAATCCGTCTGCAAAACCACCATATTTATTAAGTGCCATCTTGATAACCTAATCGAATAATTTGTTAAGTAAAAATGCTACGCCAAGACCAATTGCTACTGGTGCGGCTATTGTTCCAAGAGTCGCCATCCCTCCGCTAGATCC